GGTGGATCGTTTTCGGCTTCTTCGATTTCTTCGTCTTCGATGTTCGTCCATACGCCAGTGATGCGCGACGATTGCTTGAGCTCTTTCAACGCCGTGGCGCGACGCACGATCTGAGATTCATACGCCTTGTTCACCGCATCGGTGATCTTGCTGGCATTCTCGCCTTTCTCGGTATCGGTCATCTGCCACAGCGGACGGAACTTAATATCGAACACCTTCGGCGGCTCATTGCCGAACGTCGAGATATAGCCGACGCGATACAGCTTCTCGACGCCTGGCCCGATCTTCGACGTTTGCCGCTGCTTGATGGATTCGTTATACATCCGCATCGTTGAATCGCCGGTATCAAATCCAGCCGGTGATTGACCGAACAAACGAATCAGCGGAATCTCCGTCGCTCCCGCCAGTTGTTCTCCGAATTGCATCAACACTGAGTCAAGGCCGCTGAACGTATATTGATGCGCCTCGTATTTGTCCTTGGCATCCATGAGCGTGATGCCTTCATTCGTTTGCATCTGCCGCATCATGGCGATCTGCTGAATCAATCCAGTTTGGGCATCGCCGCCAGAGCTCAGTATTTCTCGCAGATCTTCAACCGAATACGTGCGCAAATGCGCTTTGTACACCAGTTGAGCAACACCGGCCGTCGTTGAGTCGAATGCCAACAAGCGATCCCACAACCGCTCAAGCTCCGATTGGCCCCACAAATTCTCGGATATCCGTTGCCAGTACGGCAGCTTGACACCGCCCAGCCGAATCACGCGCGAGTAATGGATGTTCAGCAACGGCATGCCCATCGTGTCGGGCACCGTTTGGTAGAACTTCGGTAATCCGTAATCGGGGCCTGGATCAATGACGAGGTCCGATAGGGACGGATTGACGAGCCAGCGATCGAGCGGCAGCAGACCTTTGAATTGACCCTTCTCGAGCGTTTCGATGCGCAATGGTGTCTTCGAGTCCTGACCATCGATCTGCATATACGCGAGTGAGCCGCCGTACAAGCGATCCCACTGAATCGTTTCGCACAGCTTGTCCCATACTTGCAAGCGCGCCATCTCTTTGTCAAGTTCACTGAGCTTTCCAGGGTCATCGGTCGAATTGATTTCGATGCCTTCGCGTGTCATGTCCTTCGCGACGCAATCAACCATGCGTCCGACAATCCACGAACCACGATACGCCCACTCCATTTGAGTGCGATTGCGCGAGACCGGATGCAAGCCGTAATGCGAGCCGCTGGCTTGATTGTTCGTTCCCTGCCCGACGTTCGACAGAAAGTTCTGAATCGAATCGCGTGATTGCACACGACCGGACGGCTTGCGCTTAGCCATTCGATACGACCTTCAACAGCGGCGCATCTAGCGGCTTGGGCGCTTCTTGCTTGCGATTCGAATTGAACAAGAAGCGTTCTCCACGTTGAATGCGGCGCACTTTTGCGTACCACGCCTCGATCTGTGCGGCAGTCATATGCGAATAATCGACGCTTGGCGCACGCGGTCCGGTCTGCGGTTTCGGACGAGGAGCAGCTTCGCGCATTGGATTTTTGGATTCGGCGACGGGCTTGTATGATTGATTGACGCAAGTGACGCAACACGTATTCGAGACGTAACGCTCGGCGCGATGACCGTTGACGCATGTCTCACCGGTGAAGTATCGCTTCAAGCCTGCCATGCGTGCCGCGTCGCGTGAGATCACAGAGAGCTCCAAATATCCATCGATCGATGTGCCGGTTGATAAGCGATCATCACAGCGTCGGACAGATTGGGCGATCGTGTACCTTCGGGGGCTTTGTCGATCAGAATCTTTCCAACGCCATTGATTTCATACGTCGGCTGCGATAGCTCCATGATCAGTGCGTTAAGCTCGGGCAGTTTGGGATCGATCGAAATGAGATCATCAACGTTGTAAGGCATCTTTTCCACCACCGCACGATGAGTTGCTTGAAATCGCAAACGCAATGCCCAATACGATTGTGCTTTGAGATTGGCGAAGTAGTCTTTATTCTTGCGCTTTTTAACCATTTCACCTTCGGGCTTCCATACCGCACCTGATCCTCGAAACGGCGCATCCTTGATCTGACGCAATCCACCGGCCTTCTTGCGCTCCTCATTGATGTTACGGGCATCGCCACGTACCCCCGCTCCCAATCCGTCGGCGTCATAATCAAATCCCTCATATTCCATTTCGTCACAGATGGCGAACGCTCGCACGACGGTCTTGTAGATGTCGCCACCCTTGCCCGACCATGATCGCAAGTATTCCAGTTGTAGCCCGTGACGACCAGCAAACGCATTTTTGTCTACCCCTTCGTCAGCTACGTCAAGCCCCGCGAATTTGCGACCCGTCGGTTCGATACCGAGCTTGGTACATGCACCGATCGCAGCTTGTATCCATTCGGCCGGAATCACCACGCCTTCGACCGAAGCCGAATAGCTCATGTTGATTTCTTGCGCTACTACGGTCGGATCAAGCTCACGCACTTGCTTGGCGTACCACTCTTCATCTTTACGCGGATCGTCACGCCAGTGAAACGTGAATACGTCAACGGTTTCCGAGAATCGTCGCTGAGCAAAGCTGTTAGCCATGCCGTTAGGCGTCGAGATGTCCTGGCGGCAATTGGTGGTCTGCGATAATGCAGCGTCAACAGTCAGTGGATGCTCAAGGAACGCCGATTCGTCAACGAAGTACATTGCCGTTGAATTACCTCGGCCTAGCTCATCGCCGCTTTCACCCACGATGATCGATTTCGATTCAGGAAACACCATTCGCATGTGCGGAGAATGTTTGCTCGATTCCCATCCTCCACGAAATTCGAAAGGCAGCGAGGACATGAACAGCCGCGCTTTTTGAATCAGTGATTTGGGATCGCCGATCACGTCAACGTAATCTTGCTTTCTCGATCCGACGCCAATGACGAAGCCGTCATGAAATAGACACATGGCACACGAAAAGGCCATCGTCATCCATGAAAAGCCCATTTGCCGCGTCTTCTCAGTGATTCCTTGCTTTTGATTGCGCCAATGATCGATCAGCCAATTGATCCAATCGATTTGCTTAGGAAATAACAGGAAAGGCACGGCAGTCGGTATATTGCGCTCGACATTGCGCGGATCGTGCGTCACGCCCCAGTCACTGATGAATTCGGCGATATGATCGGCATAGTACAGCTTCATCTGCGCCAACAATAGCGGATCAGCTCGCAACGTTTTGAGTCGTTCAGCTCGCGCTACATAAACTGAACGATAATCTGGATTGCGAAAATCGAAGCTAGCCTCCGGTCTCATCGTCCTCGCCCGGCTTTTCCATCAAAGTCAAGTACGCTTTCGCCGCTTCTTGCGGAGTCATCGCCACCGTCGGTATAGGAACGTTATCCTTAGCTCCCACAGTCAAATCGATTTTGTCGCCGTACTTCTTCGGCTCGAGTTTGCTCAGCAACCAGCGGCGTGTATCAACGCGCAACCGGCTACGATTAATATGCTCCTGATCAGCCATACGCACGGTACGGCCACGCGCCACTTCACGGTCAACATAATCGTTGCTCCCGTCGTCGCTGATCGACACGATCTCCTCAGCCCAGTGATCGAGCAGCGCTTTTCTCGCGCGCGTATACGCGACACCAAACTCTGCCTTCAACGGGTCCTTTTCTTCGTTTCTCAACCATTTCCGAATGGTAGTGGTGGAAGGCATCTCGGGATCGCGGCAGAGTTGCTGCAAGCTCTCACCGTTTGAAATCCGCTCACAAATAGATTCAAATAGTTCTCGACAGAATTTGCTGGGTCTGCCGATTGATCCATCCGATACAGGAGCTGGAATCACACGTCGCACGATGCGATCAGGAACAGCTCTCAACACAGGAGCGGTAGGCGGCTTGCCCCTCTTTTTCAGCTTTCTCATTTTTAACCTACAAAAAAGCCCGCTCGAGGCGGGCTAAGTAAGGGAGTCAATACAAACTGGCTTTGACCAATCCACCCAATTCATATTTCGCCGACGAATGTAAGCGTTAGCCGACACAAAAGCAAGCGTTTTACCCTATTGACACCTTATCGCGGCCAAAATAGCTACATGTCCTCGCTTTAAAGCATTCACCGAATTTCCGGTCAGTCACCCCAGAACCAATCCAGCAATCTTCATATCATCATGACACTTCAAATATCCATCCACATGCGGCTTCAATCGATTCAGGTGCTGACAATACACTGTCGATGACATCTGAATAGATTCATGCCGTTCTTTAAAAGGCAGCTCGCGCCAAACGTATTGCATGTGCATCACTTCCTTCCATGGTCCGATCATCTGATACCAACAGCGATGCACCAGCAAATTGGTCCCCGTGTACACTTCAGGCCAATTTTGGCTCACCGTCGAATACGCTGCTCCTTCACCTTCTTCACGCACGGCTCCAAGCGTCGATCGAATCTTACCGAGCCGTTCTCGCGGCTCCATCTTCGATCCGAGTATTATTCCCAATGACTTGCGTCGCTGTATCGCCCAGTCGTTGCATATGCGATCGATCCAATCGGGTTGCATACACTACCTCAATACAAATGTTCAGAGTACAATGTTCCAACACATTTTTCCTTATCACGAATAATCTGTCCTTCTTTCTCAGCCACTGCCCACGCATCGCTGCGGTTATAAAAATGTCCGAACTGATCGACAAAGCCTTGCTCGATAACTCCACTTCTTCGCTCGACCCAACCCTCATTATCCTCCATCGCCGATCGCATCGTCACATCGAAATGTCTAGGCCCGCATAAAATCTTGCCTTCACGATTTCGAATCGCGGCACATACTATTCTCGGATTCATGTTTTATTCCTTTTGATCATTTTTTACTCACATTATGACTTCACCGGGAACTGAGTGACTTCCTCGGCAAGGCAAAATCGATCTTTTCCCCGGAAATTCATGTAAAAATCGACTCACTTCCCCACTTCCCACGTGTTGATACATGTACACACACATCAATAGATAAGAATATACATACAAACACACACAATCTCTATATATAGACATATAAAATAGGGTATGTGTGTGTGTTATATACTATTCGTGTATACACATCGCATGTCTTGTCTACGTGCATATGTGCATACGTGTCGGAAGTCAGGGAAGACGGGAAGTGAGGAGTCAAGTGATTGATTTCAAAAACAAAAAGTGGGGTGATGACTTCACGGCCCACTTCGCACCTCCCGGGCAAGTCACCCCTATTTTGCCATTGATTGATCATTTTTTGTACAACAATCATGCCAATGCCGCATACACCGTCATATCGTTTTCATCCGCTTCGGCGATGATTTCGGCTTGCTTGAGCTGCATGATAATGCCGTCCAGATCACGCGCATTCAAATGACGGCATAGCTTCGTCAGCACCGAGCGTGGCATTTTGCCCTTCTTAAGCATGGCGATTTTGTCAGCCGTCAGCCTTTTGTTATTCACGTAATCGCGCGCATTCAATATATATTGCTCAACGGTTTTTGAATTACCTTCCGTCACCGTGCGTGCTGTCGATCCACCGATGCGCTTTTCCCAGCGTTCGATCGACCAGCGCACAAACGCTATAGCCCACAGCGCACATTCATCATCGATCGTCGGTTTGCTGCCGCCCATGCCCACGGATAGTATGCCCGCCAGTATCAATGCGTTTTGATTGGC